CTAATACCTTGTTTCACGTCCTCACTGAGTACCTCAGAGCCGAGAATTTTTTCAATTTCTTGAGTCATTTTCAATCTCTCCCTAGGTCTTTGATGAAGTTGATTACCTCACTTCGGAGGTATCTTTGCGCTTGATTGTCATGCTTTACCGCATTTGCAACGTCCCAAATTGTGCTTCCACGTCTGTGGTTCATAATTTGTTCATAAATTGGATCTGGATATGCATCTGGCGCACTTGGATTCGCTACAATATCTACTGTAATGATTTCAAAGTCCGATACATTTCCACTTCCATCAACGTTGCCACTGCCTCTTGAGCTGACACCTAGTCTTACACCACTTTCTAGTAGCGTTTTACAAATATTACCCATGGGAGTGGGTAACATCTTTAGTTTACCGATTCCGTCATTTCCCTTCATACTCATGTTAGTAATCATATGACTAACACGATCCAGGTTTATGTTTAAATCGTCGGGGTGATCTGCTTCACCTAATACGGTATTTCCGCCTTTAATCTTCTCTTGCAGTGAATTTACTGCATTTGAAATTTCATTTACGGGATATACACGCTGATTTTGGTTCTTCACACCACCCTGAATAAAAATTCCTTCCATATACAAACTTTTGCTACCGTTCTCTTCAACAGATTCGGTAGTAATAGCTGCTACGTTAGGTTGTATAATTTCTCTCAGTGGTGTAAACATAATCAATTACCCCTTAACCGCACGTGGTTCGCCGGCCTCTTGTGGTCCGTCTACACCCATTGGTTTAGCGGCAGGAGCACTACCACCTTTTTCTTCTGAACCAGCAATGTCTACTGCTTCACCACCCATGTCGTCGCCTGGGCCTACTGGTGAATGCGTATTATCTGAACCATCTGAATGTGTTGCACTTACTGCTTTCATTTCAGCGCCTTCTTCTAGTTCTTCAGTTGCAGTTTCTGCATCAGTTGCTTCTTCAACTTCTTCTGATTCAAAAGCGGCTGTTTCTTCCATTTCTGGCTCTTCAGCTGGTTCATCGTCGTCACCAGTTAATTCTGCAAATGCAGCTTTCAGTTCTTCTAGAGCGTCTTCTACGTTCATCATGGCTTCTTCTGCATCTGGTGCATCGCCTTCCATGTCGTCTTCTCCGCTCATTTCGTCTGCAAGATCCATTTCAGCTTCAGCTTCGTCTTCGTCTTCGCCGAAAACTTCTTCTGCTTCAATTTCATCTGTTGCAGTTTCGATGTCGTCAATGAAGTCTGCTTCACTGTCGCTTACGTCGATTGTTTCTTCCAGGTCTTCTTCAACCTGGTCCTCGTCTTCTTCGATCACGTCTTCTACTTCGGCATCTTCTTCGATTAAATCAGCGTAAATTTCACGTGATTTTTCTACAAAGATATCATGTAGTAGATCAGAGGCTTGTTCAGTCTCCTCGTTGATCACTAATTCGAGGACTTTTTCTAGTTTTGTTTTACTATCCATTTTGCGTTACTCCTCAATGATGTGACACAGCAATATGTTACAAAGTCAATGATATTTAGTAACCAAAGCATTTTACTATGAAAAAAGCATAGAAAAACGCAAAAAGTGGTATTTTAATGGTCTGACCACTGTGCTAAGTATATTATTCTGCTGGTTTACTGTAGATTTGACTGTAATCATTTACACGTTCTTGCTTCTCTAAACGCTCTAATTCACGCTTTTTACGCAATTTGTTTAAATGATTTAACGTTAGTCTGTTCTTACGTGTGTCATCTATTTTAGCTGAATTGAAGTTATCATCCTCAGCTTCATAGTATTCTCTCAACTCACGAAACTTCATGTTTCATCTCCTGTGTCGGTATCAGCATCGCCGCTGATTGGTGATTCTCCATCATCAGCTTCATCGCCTAGATCACCGTCATCCTCCATACTAAAATCGCCACCTGGGGCATCATCTAATCCTGGACGGATACCAACGCTGCTCAATCCGCTTTCGTCTCCGCTAGCTGATCCAGATGCATTTGGATTTTCTTCTTTCCACATACTTTCATTTTCTAGTATCTCATCTTCACTAAGTCCAAGATACTTTTTAAGTATAAAGCGCCTGCTCAAGTAATCTACCCCGTCTATCTGGTTGAATACTCCAGCTCTTGCATTGTCAATTTCAATTTCTCTGTACTGACTAAAGCTCTGTGGTTCAATAAATCGTAAATCAAACAATCCGCTTTCAATTTGAAAGCCGCGATTTTTGAGGAACAGTTTAAATTCTTTATCAAAAATTGGTTGTACAAGATTTTGTAACCTTTGACAATACTTTGTAAACCGATGTTCTTGAATAAATGCAGTACCCACACGTCCGTCGTTATATGTTGCACTACCATCTTCTGGTCCTGTTGGCAAATAACTACTGGGTACACGTAATGCTCTAAGCATTTTGTTTGTAAAGAATTTTAAGTCATCAATCTCACCCAAGTTAGTACCGCCCGGCAACACATCAACTTTACTACCTCTGCCTTCAGCAGTTTGTGCAAAGAAATAGTCTTCCATGATACTAAGTGGATTGTACTGTGCATCCATTACATTTTGTCCGCCGCCTGTTTTGTTTGGAATACGGCGTTGGTGTATTTCGTTTTTAACTCTTTCAACAAAGCCCATGGCTTTGTGTGGAGGCATGTTACCAACATCTACATAAAATACACGGCGTTCTGGCGCACGTTGTACTCTATAGATAATAATCGCATCTTCCAGTAATTCTTTTTGTTTGTATGTTTTAAAAATTGGATCAAGAACACTTGTACCAAACGGCCAGTTTACGTCCATTCCTTCGGTCATTGCCACATGCATCATGTGTTCAGCATTAATGGCAAATTCTTGCATTTCGATGCCAGCTGTGCCACTGTTACTTGTGGCACCATAACTGCGGCCTTCCATGCTAGCAAATCCGCCAGCAGTAGTTCCGCCACTAAATGTATTGTTATGCTCTAGAGGTTCAGTTGCTGTTTTGTTTTGTAAGTTAAGGTCTAAGTTTTTAACAATGTATTGCTCTGGCTTTTTGCCTTCGCTTTCGTTAACAACTACTTTGAGTACATCTTGTGGATTAACATACATCAGTTCCCATGTTTCTGGGTCACGGATAAACGGCTGATCACCATACTTAATGACATTACGAAACGTTTTAAACATACGCTTGTCCCAATCATTTAAGTTACACCATTGCTTTAGTGCTTGTTCTAGAATTTTGCTTTCGCTTTCACTAGGATCGCCTTTGTAAACAAATTTAAAAGGTGTTCCAGTTTCATCATCAAACTGTGTGCTGAATTCAGCAATAGTGTCAAGAGCAGCGTTGATTTCACTGTCCATGTCCATTTGGTCGTACTGCATATAGCGTTCGACACGGTTTGGCATACCACTGTACACCTCTGGTAACCAACTCTGAAAGCGGCTAGTGCTTCCGCTACTACCAGCGCCTTTGTTGTTACTTTTGGCTTCTTTGCCTTGGTATACTGTAAAGTGTTTTTTCCAACTCATTTTTATCTCTTTATTTTATATGTTACTATATTTATCGATATTTGTCAACCGCTTATGCAGTATTCTCAATTGTATCAGTTTGCTTTCTTAGTAGTCTGTTGTTTTCTTTTAGTTCAGAAATTACTTGATCGCCTTGTGCTTTAGTAAGTGGCGCAACTTCTGGACTAACACTTGATGTCTGATCTAGTGTAGTTGTATTGTTGGTATCTGATGTACTTACTGACGGAGGGCGTGTCGATCTACCATTCATCATATCACGTAGTTCTCTTGCTGCGCCTATTTTTTGTTTTTCACGTTCTGACAGTAAGTTTTGGTCAACTCGTTGTCCATTAATAGTGGAAGGAACATTTCCTTCTGCTGTGAATTTTACATTTCCATCACCAGTATCGATACCCATCTGTTTTGCTAGTTCAGTTGCACGTGCAATTTTATATCTATCAAAACTTTCATACTTGTTTAACTTAGATTGACTTTTGTATTTGTCTTTAAATAACTGCTTGTATTCAGCTTGCTTTTCAGGATCAGCATATCCCATAACATCAACATCACCACCTTCGATTGGATCAAACTCTCTGCCAATAACTGTTTTTTCACCAGCAGATGCTTCAAACTTTGATAATGCGGCTGATTTTTTATTTGCATCAGCCAATAATGCTTTTTGTGTATTCAGTATTGTTGATAGTTGAGTTGCTGGTTTTTCTGACATTTTAGACTTTTCAACACGTCCAGTTAATTCAGCTAATTTTTCTTCTAACTTTGAGATTTCACGTTTGGCCTTACGTTGACCACCTTCCTCGCTACCCCAAAATTCATTTTGCCCGTCAATACTTCGTTGTATGCGTAATTGTAATTCTTGAATTTCTTTATTGGTTTCGGTAATTTCAGAATCTAGTCCTTGGATTTCCTTTTCTGATAACTTTTCACCAACTGCTTCTCCAGCTTTACTGCCAATAAAATCACCAGCAAAAGAACCAATTACACCACCTACTATACCACCAATTACTGTTCCCACACCAGGAACAACACTGCCAATAGCGGCTCCTGCGGCCGCACCTGCTAGTCCGCCACCTGCCATGCCTGCAGCGCCACCAACTTCTTCTGATTTTTCAGTTGTTGATAAATCATCATTCATTAATGCACTTCCAGCATCAACAGCGCCAAGAAGTGCCGCAACAGGCGCAAACCTTCTCAAAGCACCTTTGGCAACGTTACCCATTCCTGGGATTTTTGTTTTGTCTACCTTAGATGCAACTGCGGTACCAGCACCAGCAATAGCTCGTCCTCCGCCACCAAGTTTATCACCTATAAAGTTGACACCACGCCGACCTAAATCAAATATTTTACCAAATCTTCCACGTGGCTTGACTCTAGCATTGCCTTTACCCCTACTGTTTTTGCCAACATCACCACCGCCCATGCCACCTAAACCGCCTAATGCTTTTACAGTAATAGCAGTTGTTAGTGCATTTATAGCAATGGTGGCCGCAGCTAGTCCAGCAATCAATCCAGCAATGCCTACGCCCGCAAGTCCGATCCCTTCAAATAATCCTTTTTCCCCACCAAATCGATCACCAATTCCACGTATTGCATCTGCTAAGTCAGACCCACTTGCTTTGACATCAACACCAACAGTATCTAAAACAGTATTAAGTGCGCTTGCTTTAATTGCATTGGCTGCTTCTTCCATAGCACTTGGAACTCCAACCATGGCATTATCTTTAAGCCCTTCGTCTGTTTTTGTTCTAGCATCTGATATTGCCTTTTCAGATGTAGCTATTCCTTGTAATCCATTAACAAATCCCAGTAACTTAGTAGCACTATCTACTCCAGTAGCACCAAGATTCATTAAGTTTTGTTTTACTTCAGGTGTAGCAACCTCACCCAGTCTGCCCATCATTGCAGTAATTTTAGTGTTAAATTCTTCTGTTGGCATTGTGAGTGCGTTTTCGTCAGCAAATTTTGCAATGTCTGCAAATGCACCTTGAATTTCAGGACCACCTACACTGATCATCTCCTTAAGCTGACTACCAAGTGCAGTACTAAAGAACGGAATGTCAGTAACTGCTGCTTGTGCAAGAGCACCTGCAAATACTGCACCTTCATCTCCTAAACCGCCAATTATTGTGCCTAAGTTTCCGATATTTGCAGGTAAATCTTTACCCAGTGCTGCAAACTGCTGTCTTGCTGTTTCAATAATTGGATCACTCATAATAGCTTGTCTATTACGCAACATTTCTCTACGGTCTTGGCCTGTAATACTGGCTAATGCAGTTGTTTCACTCATTAGCTCATTCATACTTTTGTTAACACTGTCAGTAATTTGTGCTTGACTCATTCCGCCGCGACGTCTAATTTCAATTTCTTCTGCTAGTATTTCGTTATACTCAGTGTTACTAAGACCAAATTGTCCTACATCTCTGGCACTATTGCGCAGTTGTTTACTGAGTGCCGCAAAGTTTCTAGCACCATCGTCAGTTGATGATCCCATTGCTTTGATAGCACGGCTATTTCCATTTATGATTTTACCATAAGATGCTAAGTCTAATCCAGCACTTGCTGCATCTGAACGCAGATCACTTAGTGATGTAGATAACCCGACACCAGTATTCATGAGTTCTGTTAGATTCTTAGCAAACCCTTCAATCATACCAACAGCAAATCCAGCTGCTGTTCCCATACCAGCAATGCTACCAACAGCCGTTGCTATACCTTTGAGGTCAACTTTCTGAACACCAGTTGCAAGGTCTTTGGCGCTTTTGCTAATTCCTGTACCCATGTTCTTAACAGCATTATTAAGGTTATCAACTTGTGCTTTTTCAATTTCTCTAGATTTTTTAGCAGCCGCCGCTTGTAATTTATTAATACTGAGCAAATCACGTAAACTTTTAAATATCTTGGCGTCATCTTTTTTCTGACTTCCAGTGCTATCGTCAATAGATTGTTTAACTCCGCCCAATAGCCGTTTGTTTTCAGCAATTTGTCTATTGGAAACAGCTTTATTATTTTGAAGTAATGCACTTAAACTGGCTAAGTTCCCTTTGTCAATGGCTATAAGCTCTTTGAGTTGTTCTTCACTGGCCCATGCTGGTACTTCTACTGCCTGTCCAGCTATTTCTATTGTGTGTTTTGATCCTGCCATGCTTAAAATCTGCTATTATGTACGTAGATAAATAATATTACCATATTGCCACATGTTGTGGCACTATTACTATTTAGCGAGGTTAAAATGAGCGATAATCCATTAAAGGACTTATACCGTAGTAAAAGCGTATATCTTAGCTTACCAAGCAGTGGCCGCTTTTATAACAGTGGGTTAAACTTGAGTATCGACGATGAACTTGGCGTTATGCCAATGACTGCCGTGGATGAAATCAAACTCAAGTCACCTGATGCACTGTTTAATGGCGATGCACTGTTTGATTTGTTTAAAAGTTGTGTTCCAGATATATCTAATACAGAAGAAATACCAACATGTGATGTTGATATGATTCTCATGGGTATCAAAGTTGCAACACACGGAGAAATGTTGGAAGTAACCAGTACTTGTTCAAAGTGTGAGAAAGAAGGGGAGTATGAAATTTCATTGCCCAGTCTCATGGCGTCAGCACAGCCAATTGACAAAGAAAATGTTATTGAAATTGAAGGTGGAGTTAAGATATTTGTTAGACCATTCAGTTTACGCAGTCAAGTAAAAGGTAATGTACAACGTTTCCATCAGATGCGTATGCAAATGATACTTAATGACGACCTAACAGACGATGATAAAGCACAAATGTTTGACGAAGCATTGTTACAAGCAAGTGCTGTAAGTGTTCAATTGTGTGCAGACAATATTTTAAGTGTTGAATTACCACAAGAAAGCGGCGAAACTATTAAAGTTGAAAATGCTGAACACATTTATGAATGGGTCGAAAACATGGACAGTAAGACTTATGAAAAGGTTATTTCACGTATTCGTAAGTTAAGTGATCCACGAATTGACACAAACATCAATTTAACATGTACTGAATGTCAGCACGAATATAAAACTAAACTGGAGTTGGATCCTATAAATTTTTTCACATAAGGGCAATTAGAATGTCAGCCCTAGAGCTGAACGCCTTTACCAAGGATCTGATTGTCCAGCAAGAAAATTTAGAACAGAATCTATTAGAATTAGCTGTTTACAGCAACGGAGGTCTCAGTTATAACGATCTCTTACAAATGCCTTTGGCTAACGTTAATAGATTATCGAAAATCATATCCAAGAAGATCAAACAGGATAAAGGAATACAAGAAGCAAATATGTTATAATCATCTTGTTTACGTTGTCTACGACAACGGATTTATTCATTTCATTCATAAATCATTTTTTAATATTTAGAAGTTATTATCTTTAGCTTTACCATGATGTCAGTCACACTTAGCCTGATTAAGGCCAAGTGCATCTGAAAAACTTTACCAGTCAATACTGCCACACTACATCTCGAAAAACCTTTTAAACGTAAGGTAAGGGCGGTTGTGCGGTACCCTTTTACAATCTGCTTACAACGCAGGAACATAGATGGCCAGATGTAGCGACCAATCTACTACCCGTGAGTTCCAATAGTCAGGAGAGCTCACTCATTTTGGTTTGTCAAACCAACGCATAGACTGCAACACACCACACCATCGACATCAGCTCACGCTGGCAGATTCTTGGTGAGTCGAGCTTCCCCGACCAAACAAAGTTGCTATAATGATTTAAGTTGATGTTAGCCTGAATTTTTGCGGTGCTCTAGTAGACGCTGTCTTAATATATTACTACCACCAACTCGTACGTTGATGATGCCATTGTAATATTCGTCTGTTTCAAGCACACTTCGATCGAACTGTTCTTTTGCTTCCAAATAGCTAAGTTCGCCTTTGCTTTCGCAATAATAAATTATTTCACGTGTGAATTTGTCTTCGCCTAGTATTGCGACATCTTCATTAAGTTTGTCGCTTGAGCCCCAATAAGTACGCCAGTCACTTTCTTTAGTACTGCGTCTCTTATTTTTTCTGCCTTTGAGTGGTTTTTTAGTTACTTTAAATTTTGCCAGTTTTTTGCCGATATATTTTTTACCATTTGTGGTGTTAGTAATAATGTAGACAAAGCCTACACATGTTTCAGGAAGTTCATTTACTACTGATCCATTATATTTCCAATCACTACTTACCACGTTTACTCATTTTTTCCAATGTGTGTATACCAACTTCGCTGATATCCTGTACCTTTTTATGTCCTGTATAACGCTTCCTGATAACTTTATCGGAAGGCCGTTCATATATAGCACTGAACTCATCTTCGCTAAACACACCAGTGTTAGTTAATGTACTTATATAATCACTTGTTAAAGAGCTGGTATCAATAGTAATACCGCTGATATCATTATTCATGTGACTATAACTGTCGTGTGTTACAACGTTGGATGATGGTATGTTAAGTGTAACACCTGTATCCAAGTCTGTCAATACTATATCTTCTAAATCTTCATCTTTATTCTTCGACATAATCG